CTTAGGTAAGCCTCATGAACAGTAAGCTTACCACCTTTCTTTTCTACTTCTCCACCTTGGGTACGATTAGGTTTTTGTTCGTTATTGTTTTTCTTATTTTCAATTTGCTTTTGAGTTCCAGGCTTATAGTTAGGATTACCGTGCTTTGCCCAATTATAGAGTTGTTGGAAGTTTAAAGAAGGATGCTGACCAGCAAGCTCATCCATTTCATGTCGATAATTTTGCCAGTCTTTATTTCCCTTCTTAAAATCTTCAAACTCACTCTTAACTGCTTGGGTACGATCTTCCTGACTACGTGATTCCTGAAGCCTCTTTAAATCTCTACGAGTAAGAGGTCTATCTTCATCATCTTCATCGTCAGTATTATCATTATTATTTCTAGTCTGACGATTCTTATTAAGAGCTCCAGTCTCGTAGTCTTTCATAAACTGCCTAAACTCAGGAATCTTTACTAGATTATCAAATGCAACAGCCTTATCCTTAACGAATTTAGCTCCTTGCATTGCTCTAGTAAAACTACCCTGCATCTTCTTATAGGCAGCTCTTAATTCCTTAGGAACTGATGCTGGATCATGAAAATACTTTTCAGTAAAAGTATCTTCTCCTTCATCATCATTCCCTTCATCAGTATTACTACTACCATTTGAAGAATCGCTAGAATCACTAGTCTCGGTATCTTCAGTCTCAGCTGAAGTATCAGTGCTAGTATCTTCTGTGTCCTTCTCACCTTCCAACATCTTATCCTCCGTATCGTGTTTCCTTTTCTAACGAATGAGTTTTCTTTAATAGATGATCATATTGTTCTCGACTCCGAACATATATTGGTTCTGGAGTGAGATTATCAATTCTGACACCTTTAAAGCTATCCTTTTTCGCTAGATGGGAAATAGGGTCATTCTCATAATCTAAGTGTATAGGCTTCTGTTTACTATGTTCATCAGTATATGATCTATACATCCATAGACCACATTCTGGACAACGAAATCTGATTCTATTCTTATATGGCTTCCTCTTCCACTTCTCAACTAAATGTTCATTCTCACATCTAAAACTGTATATTGGCATACTTTATCTCACTAAGTATATCCTTTCGAGAGTGAAGGACCACCAGGGGCTCGGCTGGCTTGAGCCTGGCTCGTACGGTCGCCAGGAAGGCCCCTAGGTTGACCCGTAGGCAATCTTTCCTGGGTGTCCTGGCCTGGCATACCTAAAAGACTCTGACGCGATCCTGCTTGATCTATGGAAGGCTGGAGCAATAGCCCCTGTCTTAATGCAGCTAATCGTTGTACTTCTATTTGTTGGGCAATATGAGGGTCTAACCAAGATTCAGGATTATCACCAAAATTTTGTCTCGCATATTCTATACGAAGCTTGATCTGATTAAAGTACTGATCTTGGCTAGCTGGTAAATAAGCTGTATTAAACTGATTCCTAGCCATGTCACGATTAATAGGTGCTGTAGAACCATACAGAGTCTCATAAGAGAACTCATTTCGTAACTGGTATGGATCAGTTACTTGTTGCCAATATCGCCCATCCTGTCCTACAATATCTCTAATCTTTTTATCATCAATATTAAACTGAGCAATTTGAGCCAGATTACGAATAATCCTACCAGTGAAATCCCCAACAAGATCAACCCGTTCATCAACTCTGTATTTGCCTTGTGTGGCAATAATACTAGCTTCAGTTGCTGAACGTGATCCATTACCCTCGCTAGCATAATCACTTGTTCCTAGAATAGTAAAGATATCATCATGTACCCTCTGTTCCATTGCATATATTTCTGGAGGTAATGCTGCATCTTGAATTGGAGAGATAATATCATCTAGTGATTTATCATCTGTTGAATCTTCTACAAAGATAATTGCTCCATCCTCACCACGTCTAAGTAATTCTTGTGCTTCTAGGCTTAATGATCCAGGTCTGGCTTTATAGCGACGATTATAACGCTTACGATGTGTATTCTGTTGAGTACGTAGACTATTTAATTCATCCAATTGAGGTTCGGCTGGTTCAATATCACTCATTGGATAGAATTCATCAGGTACTTCATTAAAACGTAACTGAAGATAAGGATGGAAACGAGTATCCAGATAATTATACGTTATATCTTTGGACTTCAGTGGTCGTGGATGTCCTTCAGCTAACGTATAAACCAGACCTTCATTTCCATCCCAAGCCTGCCAAACAATTATGTATTTGGCATTGTTACCAATATCAATACGTTCCCACTTAGTACCACGTAAACTGGCTAATAGTTCATTCGCATTAGCTGAAGGTTTAAGTCCTGTAGTATCCCAATCTTTATTATCTAGAGCTTCCTGATAAGGAACAATAGAACGTTCAAAGATTAACTTAAGTTCTTCAGGTCTACGACTTAAAGCAGGTACAAACATATCATAGGGTGAGACTCTTAATGCCCAAGGACGTTCATAAAGAATCTTTTCATTAGGAGTTAATACACCATTATCACGATCCATGTCCTCGGGTTCTTCTTGTTCACCACCAAAGAATCCAGAAACTCCTTTAATCATTCCTTCTATTGCTTGACGAATAACTGTTTTGTTTTTAGGTAATTCATTTTCCTGTTGCTCTTCAACTTCTGTCTTAACTTCATAACCTGTCTTAATCCAAGAATGTCCTATTAAAATTGCATCTAGAATGCAAAGCTTAATTTCTGTTTTAATGTCAAGCTCTTTAAGATAGTAACGAATGACTTGTTCTAGAACCTCGGCTCTCTTATAGGTTACAAGATCGTCACCATCAAACATTCTAGGTTTAACTAAGACATCTGGATTCTTAGAATAGATTGCAGGAATAACAACACGAACATGGGGATGGACCATGTTAACTGCAATCTGATCTGTTTCTGCTTTATCAAAAACTCTGTTCTTAAGAAAGTCAATGTGGCGATTCCATTTAGGCTCGACAATCTTCTTTCGCCACTCTTTCGATAGCTGAATTTCTATATTCAGTTGTTTAACTTTTTCTTCAATACTGAGTGGCATGTCTTACGTTCCTAGCACCCAGGACTTTTTTCTTGGGTTTTATAGTTCGAGCCCTTACTGCCATGAATGAATTACGTGGCATTTTCTTTAGGATATGAACAACACCAGGTCGATTCATTAATTGGTTCTGATAAGCTAGTGCATCTATACAATCATCATTTTTAATTTTAGGATAACGAGTCAATTCATCCACGAGAATTGCCATGTTACCTGTTAGACTATCTAATCCATTTTCAGCTGGAATAAGAAATAATCCAGCTTTCCAATAAGGAACCATTCCTTTGATTCTAAATCGCTTTGACTTGGTGTTATCTGTTTTTAATTCTTGAATTGGAAGTCTTACACCCTTCATTAACTGAAGTAACTTGATATACTTCATGTAAGACTTCTGAAAGACTGTTGTTTCAAATCCTATCTTTTGTGGTCTGAATCGTTTGTAGACTGAATATATTGTATCAGCAGTATCATGTTCGTCTGCTTTAAGTCTTTGAACATCAAGTATGTATGATTTCCAATCTTTATCGGTTCCACAGGTAACAACTGCAAGCCAGTCATTTCCATTCTCATCCACCATTGGATCAACAGTAGTAAATTTATTAAGCTTCTCTGGAATATCATCTGGCTTGATACAAGTTAACCATGAACGTTTGAAGATTGCATTTTCATCGTCGATAGGATTAAGACGATACTGACAGTTGAAGATGTATGGTCCCTGTTCTAAATACTGTTCTTTTAAGAAATCAGCAGTTAGACGTTCTGGCCATAGTAACTTGCTCTTAGGAATTCTATCAGCAAGTAAATCTTCAACTGTTCCTTCAAACGAATCACGTTTAAAGATAACGAATCTTTTCTTACGTCCTTGTTCTAATCGTTCTCGTTCCTTATTAATAATATACCCATATAAGTCATTGTAATGCCAGATAGTACCAGCAATATCAATGTAACCCCCAGGATCAAGTAGGGATAATAAAAGACGATACCAGCGAATAACCTTGTCAATAAGTTCCTGAGAATTAGTATTAGTATCGTCTTGAGGATCATCTACTTTGATCCAGTCATAATGCATTCCGGTTTTAGTAACATCAATACCAGCACATGATATTGTTGGTTCTTTCTTCCAATTGGTTCTTTTCTTAACAATGATTTCTGATTCAGTCCATTTGTCTTTACCTACGAAATCTCCATAAAGTTCACGTAAGACTTGATTATGTTCAAAGTGACCTTTAATCTCAGATAAGAATTTAGTGCTAATG